CTGCTGAGTTAGCATAGTTTACAGATTGAGAACCAATGTTGTAAGATGATATAAGCTCATATATAGTTCCGTAGCTAGAAGAGCTAAAGTTCTGAGCAGATATAGCCATGCGAGGTTCACCGTTTCTCAAAAAGTGAAGAGCGCACATGTTAGGTACATCTCCACCAGAATAACCGTTAATCCACAATGTATCTGACCATACTGACCAGTGACCAGTCATGGCCACGTTTAAACCAGTAGTATTGTTAAAATACGTCTGCGGGTTACTTTGTACACCACCAATGTAGTTTGTTGGAAAAAACCTGGCTGAACCTGTAACACTAATACTCCATGTACCATCAGCAACACCTCTGATAGAGTTCTTTACGTGGGCCAGTGTTGACTTTCTAGACCAACCATCACCGTTAGATGTAAAGAAGCTGTTGATAGACGGGTTCTCTGACTCAGATGTGTTAAAGTTGATGTGGTTGGCGTATATATATCCGTTACCATCACGCTGTACAATCTGGCTAGCATTAACACCTGTAGAAGCTGTTATTGTAGCTGAGTTGGCCTGTCCAGAGATGGTTGCAGCATTACCTGTGATATTGATACTCCAGGTACCGCTTGCGTTGCCACCTGTAAGAGTCGGTGAGTAGGAGTTATAGTTACCGGCATCAAGAATTACGTTACCTAACGCTGTGGGTCTAGTTCTTACAAAGTTTACTAAACCTATGTTACTGATACTTATTGCTGTTCTAGCTCCATTTGCATAAGAGTCTGTAGTAGCAATATACATTTCGGTACCAAAACCACCCCCAGAAACAACAAAGATACCAGCTTGAGCATTCAATCCTGATGCAGTATCTCTAGCTCCAAAGGTAATAGCGGCACCAACGTTTGCAGTAGAACTTGCCGCTCCGAGGTGTAAACCACCTACAGAAGTTCCCGGTGTTGTAGCGTTCCAGTTTGCTAAGTTACCTTGAAGAACTATAGGTGTAGAAGTACTAGCACCACGACCGGTAACACTAGCCAGGGTATCGGTTTCTGTATAAGAAGTCAAGAAAGCCGGTGCACCAGTGATTTTACTCCACGCCAGAGAAGTAATCCATGACGGGTTTGCGTAAGATCCACCAAGTGCTACATACGTACTGGCTGCAGATGAAGTAGTCAGGTAGCCAGCAGATGCGTGGTTTCCCCAACCAAATGCTGTATCCCAGTTTGACTTATTATAACCAGTTATTGCTGTAGCACCAGAAAAGAAGTTGTTAATCTCTGTTTCTGTATAGTAGCGATCATCGTGAGTATGGGTAGTAAGAGAATATCTACCATCTAAAGATACACTAACCGTACCAGCGTCATTTCTGGTAAGAGTAAGTGTACCACCGCTAAATGATGCAGAGGTAACAAAAGTATTTGTATCACTATCAATGTCTGTCCATGTAGTGGTTACTGTAGAGTTATCAGCTCTAGTGATAGTAATGGTCTTTGTAGTGGTACCAGAGACAGCCACGCTGATCACGCGGAAAGGATCCGTCTCTGTATAAGACGTTAAGAATGCAGGAGCTCCAGTAATCTTTGACCAGGCAAGACTGGTTATCCAGCTTGGGTTGGCATAAGATCCACCCAGCGCCACGTATGTAGAAGCTGCTGTACTAGCTAGTAAGTATCCGGCTAACGCATGGTTTCCCCAGGAAAAAGCAGCGTCCCAGTTAGAAACCTGGATAGTTGTAATGGCTTTAACATGTGAAGGAACAGTGGGGTCAGTCTCGGTAAAAGACGTAAGATAACCTACAGAAGCATGGTTACCCCAGTTAAAAGCGGTATTCCAGTTACTGATGTTAGTAGTAGATATACTCTTTACATGAGAAGGAACTGTAGGGTCGGTTTCGGTGAATCCAGTAATCCAACCAGGGTTGGTAGAAACACTACCGTCCGCCATCAAAAACTGTGTTGATAAACCACCTGTTCTTACAAAGTTAGCAACAGTTAAGCTAGCAGGTAGCGTAACGTTCCCGCTGGCATCATACTGGACGATGTTAGCTAAGTTACTAGTCTTTCTTTGTATGTTCATTGCCATATAAGCTCTTTGTTCGTTTGGTTATAGTCCGAAAAACCCTGTTGTTCCAAATGCGTCATGAATATTGGCAGGTGTTACTTGTACAAAAGTGAATCTTTCGGTAATCGTTTGGTCAGGACCTAATGTTGCTTGAGCTTGAGATACCGCATTCGTTGCGGCTGGTGTTGTTTGTATCTGATACGCCCAAGTTGACGACATGTCATTGGTACCGGCAGTATTTCTATACTGAGCAGCCAAACTTGTCTTCACCCAGTTGGTACCAGTTAACGTACCCCAGGTGTTATCATCTCCAGAAACCCACTTTGCTATTGTTATATTCGGTCCTGCAGTTGGTGTTACGTTCGCAATAGATACTGTACCACCACTTAAAGTTGTTGTTGCAAACTGTTGTGGAACCCATGTAAATGTTGTAGCATCTGGTCTAAACACAACCATAACAGCACTTGTGTTAGTTTGAGAAGCGGATAAACTAACAACGGGGTTAGCGCTCCACGTACCATTAAAAACACACCAAAAAGTTTCAATGGCAAAAGTACTTGAGCCTGGGTTACGTGTAAAGGAATACCAAGTTTGACCTCCTCTGTTCGATAACGAGAAAAAAGGAAACCCAATGGAGTATGCAGCAAGAATAACCAAATCTCCAACTAACATACTAGCAGGAGGAGTCACTGTAATCGTCTGCGTTGCGTTTGTACCGTTATCCGCCGGAACAGCTGATACTCCAAAAAAAGTTGGCATTATTGATAGATTTTGTATTCGTTATTCCATAAGTAGTCAACGATCTCTTGATCACTTAGTGCAGCATCAAAGACAAAGAAGGTTCTACTTAACTGCTGAATCAATACATCGTCACTATACACGTTACACTCAGCAAACAGTTCTAGCTTACCGTCACCTGTGTATTGCTTATCTTTTAACTCAATAGTCTTATTCATACAGGTTATATTTCGTATCCGTTAATTTGTATATAGACTGTCATTGCACCAGAAGTTGTTACATGTACCCTATTGTTCACAGTAGTAGATGTATAAGGAACTGGAAATGTTTTTATAATACCAGGACTAGACTGTGTCGTTGGTTTAAAATCACCTCTAAAAATAGCCGGTGTTGTACCTGCCGAAAACGCTGTTGACGCAGCTGAGTCAAACACTGTAACGATACCACCGGTAGAACCACCAACAGATATTGTCATATCTGTAATAAGAAACCTTCTACCTGTTGTTGGAATCCACAACGCTGTAGTTGTCTGGGTTGTAGTGTATTCACCGTCTCTGTGCACCTGCGTATAACCAATGTTGTGTGGAGGAGGAGTCATGTCGTGAAACATATCATGTGCATCACCAACAAAAAACAGTGTTACAGCTGCACCAAGTGTTGTAGCTGTTCTTGCTCTCAACCCTCTAAAACCTGTCACGGGTATCTTATAATAAGCGCCTGATGTAGGAGTAATAGCTGAAGATATCAAAAAGTCAGTACCACCAATATTAGGATCCACAATATTAGGGTGAGTAAACCATGTTTTACCATCTACCGTAACCTCAAATATAAATGTACCAGTGGTAGTAGTTGCAACAAATATGTTACAAGATCCAAGACTTGATATGTTGTATTCAACAACACTGTTGACAGCCGTACCTAATGTGTTACTTACGTTCCAATCGTGATTCTCATACTGAATACCTGCACCCCAACAAGTAGTGTTTACCTGAATGTTTGTAGCACCAGCTGTTTTTGTCAACTGTAAGGTAATAGGAAGATCAGCGTTGGCAATATGCGGTGTAGCTGACAAGTTAGGTTGACGAATAATATGAAAAAGTACCCACTCATCATCTGGACTTAATACCTCAAACTTAACAGCTGCTGCTCCTAACCAACCAAACCTAATTCTGAAAACATTCATTAAAGTCAGGTTGATAGCTTCCGGTACTCCGTTTCTTGTAAACTTAGAATTGCTGTTACCGTTCAACAAGTCTACGTTAAAGCTCGATGCAGCCGTAAACGTATCAACACCAGCATTACGTACGCTAATACCAAAAGTAGTATTCTCATAACCCACATAAAAACCGTTACTAGTATCGAACAAGCCAACACGTTGAAAAGACGTAGCCTGACCACCAGATAAGAAAGCTACTGCAACCATAGCATAAAGTTCACCACCTGAGTGATAGTGAGTCTTATCTAAAGTGACACCTGTAACACTACCGGCAGCAGCAGTACTAGTAGAAAATTGGGCAAAACCAGTTTGCTGAGTGGCTGTACCACCGTTAGCTGAGGTAACTGTTAAGCTGTTGTTTGGGTTATCACGATAAAACTGAACATCTACGTCGTTACGGCTTGTAGATGTTTTTAGTTTACCAAAGGTATCTAACACACCCTGGTTAGCTAGCTTAATATCAACAGGAGATTGATTGGAAGCTATCACTACCGGAGCTGAGTTGGCCATTGTAGCTTGGCCGTTAGGATTATTAGGAGTATAAGACATACGTTATATAATTAACCAGTTTGAGTTATCAGATATGAGAGTAATAGACTCGTCCACTCTTCTTAAGATGGCGGTTGCTCCTCCATCAATTGTTTCTGATCCGTTAGCATCTACTGTAAGATCCGCCGTACCATCAGTTTTCTTTATGACGATTGTAGCTGTGTTTGATACAGCAGTAGGAAGGTTGATTGTAAAACCTCCACCTGTAGTATCAGCCTTAACGATCTTAGTACCAGAAGTAGCTGTTTCGTTGTGTGTTGTTGTAACACTCACGATAGTGTAACCACCGCTTGAAGATATTGTCCATGATCTGTCTGCTGATAGATCAAAGGTTGTTCCGTTAATTGTCAGTGTTCTACTTGTAGGAACATAAGCGTTCAAATCAGATGGTACAACATAATCTGTGCTAGCAACCGCTGCAGATATAGTTGTACCGTTGCCTTTTAGTAGTCCGGTTACAGTAGTTGAAATAGTAATTGCCGGAGTGGTTGTATTTGTTGCTACCGTTCCCGCAAAACCGTTTGCTGTCACTACAGATACACTTGTTACGGTACCTGATCCACCAGGAAGAGCCTGGGTACTTAGTATACCGTTGCTGTCAGCAACAACCATACGTGTACCTGTACCAGTGAGCGTTCCAATACGAACGTTTCCAAGATCGGTGTAAATGGAATACCTTGTAGCTACAGTACCTTGGGCAGTAACGTATATACCATACACAATACCTGTACTACTTCCTTCAGCAGCGTCAAATCTGGCTCCATAAGTGTCACCACCTGTTCCAGATCCTCCTACTAAAGAGTATACTCCGTATACATCTGCCGTTCCACTACCACCGATCGTATAAAAGTATCCACTGTATAAGGTACTAGTTCCTGAAGCCGCTTGAGCTTCAGAATAAATTCCGTAAACAGGAGCAGCACCGTTACTTAAAGCAGTAGTACTGATTCCATATACAAATTCTGCAGCACCTCCAGCTACACTTCGAGCATAAAACTTACCAGCAGTGGCCGATGCGTTTGCTCCACCGGTGTGATCAACGCGAACGTTAAGACCAGTTGAGTTTACATCATTGGTTCCAACAGATCCTGAACGCTGGATATTTAACAGTGTGTTAGTCCCGGCTGTAGTACTGTTAGAAGATATAGTAAACGCCGTTCCTGTCAAGGAGTTCCATCTCCACGTCTGGCCAAAGTTTACGTTATCAATATCGTTTGTTGCAGTGGCAGCAGTAATAGACGATAAAGGTAAACTACTTGCAGAACCAGATACAGCAGCTGTAGTGATAGAAGTAATTCTTCCGTAAGTGTCCACTGTAATCACAGGTACAAGTGAACCAGAGCCAAAGGTACCACCAGCACCTACACCGGATGTAGCTAAGTTAAGAGTTACATCACCGGTACCGGTATCCACTCCTGTTGAAGAAATGGATAAACCGGTACCTTGGATGATTCTTCTTATTACAGCATCACCCGTTACAGTAGTGTTTAGATCACCTCTAACTATTGATCCATCAAGTATTTGTCTACCACGTAAGCCTGTAACAGCCATGTCAGATATTATTTACGATAGTTTACTAAAACAGTGTCTCCAGTTTGAGGAATAGCACCTGATTCAAAGGTGATAGTTGCACTGGAGATAGTGTAGTCGTTACCAGATCCAACGTTTTGTAAAACACCGTTCACATAAACTTCTTCAGAACCAGCTACCGGAGTATTGGCCAGTGTAAATGTTGCGTTACTTCCGTTGATTGTACCTGTAGGTACTTCACGAGTTACAAAGTTAGAAGCAGTATACACAGAACCTGATACAGCGATTGTGATGCTACCGTTACCGTTTGTTACAGAAATACCTGTACCAGCAGTAAGAGTCGCTCTAGTCAACGTATTACCAGAACTGTTACCGATCAATAACTGACCGTCAGTGTAAGTAGACTGACCTGTACCACCGTTACCAACAGGAAGTGTACCTGTTACAACAGACGCACCTGCCAGGTTCAATGCAGCAAATGTTGGAACAGCTGATGCACCCTGGTAAGTTAAAGGTTGACCTGTAGCAGAACCAGTAGCTACACTTTGAAGTGCACCTGTTGATGTAGTACCACCAACAAGCGGCATGTATGCAGTAACAGATGATAAACCTGTACCACCGCGTCCTACTGATAATGTACCAGTCCAACCAAGAGTCAGAGAAGCTGCACGCAGTAAAGCTGTAGACGCTGAACCACCAAGAGTCAATGTTACGTTTGTATCATCAGTCTTAGTCAGAGCAGCACCAGTAATATCACTACCAGCGATAGTTGACCAAGCCGGAGCAGCAGAAACTGAACCAGTACCAGTCTGAGACAAGAATTGCTTTGTAGTTGTTGTGTTACCAGCAAGTCTGATGTTGTTGGTACCATCGAAATAGATAGTATCACCAAGAGTTGTCAATGGTGACAAACCATCAAAAGCTGCAGTTTTAGTAGCTGCACCAGTACCACCACGAGCAATTGACAAAGTACCAGACCAACCAACAGTGATAGACACTGCAGTAAGTAGAGCACTTGCAGGAGTTCCACCTAATGTCAAAGTTACGTTAGTGTCGTCTGACTTGGTTAAAGCTGCTCCAGATGTAATATCAGACGCTGTAATAGTACCCCATGTTGGAGCTGCAGAAATAGTTCCAGTACCTGTTTGAGTAAGGAATCTCTTAGCAGCCACTGTGTTACCAGCAAGAGTTGATAACGTGTTAGCTGCAGACGCAAAGATAATATCACCAAGAGTGTAAGATGTAAGACCTGTACCACCTCTTGTAGGAGCGATTGTTGTCGCGTTCCAGGTACCAGTTGTTACTGTACCGAGTGTTACGATAGTGTTCTGACCAGCATAGTTGGAGTCAATATCAATCGCATCAGCAGATACTGAAATACGACCGGTTGTACCCACTGCGTTGATTGTGTTACCTGACTTCACCAAACCATCACCTGCAACAACCTGACCAGCACCAGAAAACTGAGTAAAAGTCAAACCTGTAGTGTTCAGGGTAATAGTGTCGTTTGTAGTCAACACGTAACCGTTATCCCCTGCTGCTGTACCTTCTGTAACAAATACAAACAAACCAGCTGTAACGTCTGCACTCACATTAGCGTCGTCAGCTCTTTGTACAGTAAGGTTTGTTGTAGCGTTAGTTACTACATAGATACCGTTTGCCGGTTGAGTTGTGTTAGCTGATCCGGCACCAGCTCCTGCTCCAGAAGTGGCTGGAGCGTTTTTGATCAAAATACGATCGTTCACTGAAAGAGTGACACCGTCTATAGATGTACCAGAAATCTGAGTTACAGCACCACCTGAAATAGTGAAAGTCTCACCACCAGTTGTTGCCACACGTACAGAATCCTTAACATCCAAAGACTGTTTCAGAGCATCTACGTAAGATTTAGTAGCTGCGTCTTGAGCATTAACTGGATTTACAAGGTTAGTTAACCTGTACAGATCTTGAAAGGACACGTTGTCCGTAACAAGAAACTGCTGTTTCGATTTTACTTGAGTAACTGGCATGGTTGTTTCGGTTTAGGGATTAGGATTTTATATAGTCAACAGTGATGAGGTCTCCGTCGTCTGGTGCAATCTGAAACGTAATCTGGTTGTTACCTGTTTCTACGTAATCATATCCACCACCACGGGTATATCTTACACCGTTTACAAATACTCTTGTAGAGTTAGTTACAAAGTTCTGACTCAGTGTAAACACTTTGTTAGAACCGTTTCGAGCGCCTGATATGTTATAATCATAGTCTGTAGCAAAGTCCGCGCTGTTTAAACCAGACGGAGGAATCGTTACCCAGGCCAGCTCACTTCCATCGGTTGTCAGATACTTACCACTTTGACCTGTTTGAGAAGGTAAAGTATCTGCGATGGTAAGGTTTTCAAGAATGACAAAGTCTATAATATCACCGGCTAAAGCTGCGTCTAGTAAAGTGATCGTCTGACCAGACTTTGTATATGATGAAGCGTTTAGTCTTACACCATTAAGATACACATCAAAGTATCCTGGATACAGCGTGTGTACGGCTGTAAATTGAGTCTGTCCACCGGTTGCAACAAAAGTTTCTAAGTATCTGAATGTAGCTCCTGACCCGCTTCCGGTAATATCAGAAAGTAACTGAGCTCCTGTGCGATACTTCACCACTCCAGACTCAACTACGAGATACTTATCCGGATCTACAGTGGCGTTAGCTACGCTATTAAGTGTAACTATCCCGTCAACTGTCAAACCAGCTTTAGCTAGTATGTCAGATAGAAACTTCATTAACGGTTGTTATTTTTTGATTACAACACGATACGCGTCTGTTGCGGGAGCGGTTGCGAAACTTACTGTTACAACAGAGGTTGAAGTGAGTACAACATCTGTAAGAACTTCTTCATAGGTAGTATTGTCGTAAATAGACACTACCACATCTCTTGTATTTAAGCCGTGACTTAACGCATAGGATGTAGCTACACCATCTCCTACATTGACAGCGTACCCACCGGTACGGTTATCCAACATAGTCTTCAGCTTCAGAGGAGTAACGATTCTTGCATCGTCAGTTCCTGCATCCACCTCAGCTTGAGTGGCCAACTCGGCAATACCTGTACGTGTTTCTGTAGCAGTACGACCAGCTAACTTTGCCGGAGTAACCGCAGACGTATCATTGATGCCGTCATTTGTTTCTGTCTGTGTTGCTATCTTTAAAAGACCCAGTGCGGTTTCAGTAGCCTGGTCGCGGTTAACTTCTAACTGGATCCAGTCTGAAGCCAGGGAAGTAGAAGCGTTATCAACTTTTGCTACAATAACATCTCCTACGTTAAAACCCACACCACCTACTGTACCGGCAACCGTTACATACCAGTAATCACCTTTCTTAGTACCGAGTGTTGGCTCATCTCCTACAGGAAAAGAACCAGAGCTTGCATCCCAACCACCTTCCAGGTTACCTAGGGTAGCTACCACTCCATCAACATAAGTTTTGATGGCCAGTGATGTAGCCAGGTTAGCATCTGTGGCACCTGTAGAAAGGTCTGTGATAATATCTACCTCTTGTACGTTAGCAGGAGCTCCTGTTACGTTGGCAAGAAGTTTCATAGCTGCAATCTGCTGAATCTTACTCAGCGTTACAGCGTTGTTGTTTATCTTGATTGTTGTTACAGCACTGTCAGCCAACTTACCCGTGGTAATACCCAGGTCTTTTACACGAAGACTGTCGCTGTTAATCTCGATCGTAGCGTTATCAACGTTGATGTCAAGTGTTACAACACGGTTAGAGGTACTTGCACTAAGACCAGATCCTCCTACGACATCACGGATATCACCAGATACATCGACCCACGCTGTACCGTCATAGAAGTAGACAACAGCGTCCGATGTGTTAAAGTAGATCTGACCTGCAACAGGTGAGCTTGGAGCAGAAGCGAGGTTCTGCAACGCTACGTTAAGTATCTGGTTTTTAGCCAGGTCGAGGTTAGTTAAAAACTTTTTTGCCATGGAGTCTTAGTTTATATAGGCTTTACCACTAAAGGCAGCCGTGAATTTTACAGTTAACGAATTAGTATCTATGTATTCCACCTCTCCTATTACTTCTTCCTCTGCACTGTCTACAATGCTAACAGATGGATACTTTCCGAGGTTATGTGTTACGGTCCACTCTAAAGCCGGTAAGGTTTGTGTGTGGACGTGAGAAAACTTATAAGTGTCAGAGATCGATGTGCTGTCTCTGCGGTTGAGTGTAACGGTTCTTTCTGTACCAGACTGGGTAATAACGATACCCATTACAGTCTTATCGTACGCGTCAGCCAACCATTCAGCATCACCTTCAGTAAGACCTACAACACGCCACTGGTTACCGTCCCATACATAAAACTGATCCAGCGTGGTGTCATACACAATCAAACCTTCATCGTCGGAGTTCAAAGAACTACCTAATGCTATTCTAACTGATGACAGTACAGGATGCAGCTTAGCATTTAGCAACTGGTTTCTTACCAGATCTATGTCATGCAAATATGCTTTAGATGTAGGCTGTCCTGTAGGCATTAGCTTAAGTAGGCTTTACCGGCTACCGGCTGGTTAAAGTATAACTTGATCTGGTTGTTGTTTACCACCTCAACGATACCTTCGATGTCATTACCATCAAGATCTTCAATGGTCACGTTAGGTACCAATCCCATGTTGTGGTCTATCACCCACATTGTCTCAGGGTTTACCTGAGTATACATGAACGAGCTGTTCTGGTTGATAGTAATAGCGGGGTTAAGATTGATTCTAGTAATACAACCACTAGAGTTTACCTCGATTATGTTCTGGTTACCGTTCGCGTAGCTGTAACCCACACCAATAGACTGTGGACCACGATCGGAAATTCTTGTAGTATACCCTGGACCCCAAGCGTTTGTACTTGGATCATAGAGCACCAGGCTATCGTGTCTGTATTCTACAGGTAACCAGGTTGTATTAATGTTCGATTGCATCAACGCATCTTCATCCTCGTTAGACTGCCAGTCTACCAGTTCTTTTCTCATGTAGGTAAGATCAGCGTCCAGTTCGGCTTTACATGAAGAAATACCGTAGCGAAGCTTACGGTATGTCCTCTCTACTAAAAGAGCAAAGTTCTTATAGTGTTTAACCTTGTGAGGTAGAAGATTTCTCATTATTCAGACTAGCGTTAATGTTGATGAGTTGTATGTTCCTAGCCGCGTTCAGTTGTTGTTCATAACTCACAATACATGAGCTACATACTTTTCTACCATCTGAAGCAGTTCTGTCTTGACAACCACAAGTAATTTGACTTCCGCAGTTTGTACAGATTCTCATATGATGTTGGTTTTAAGCGACTTAACAATGACCAGCAGGACTCAGTTTGTTCAGACGTTTCTGAGCGTACAGTAAGAGTTCCATACCGGCTTCAGGTTCGTGAGAGTACTCTACTTTAGCCTTGGCTGCATCAATAAAACTTCTGATCAGACGCAGCTCATTAAGCTTGTCTTTGATCTCCGGCTCAGGTTCACATCCTGACATCTCAAGCTGAGATAACAGGTTAAAGTACTTGTTCATGGTTTGAACAGTACGGAGGTGATTGTACTCTACAAATACCTTTTCATGGGGAGATACTGAGTAGCGGATTGTGTAGATACCATCTGGGATCGGCATCACCTGTTCTCCACAACCATGTCTTTGTAAACCCAGGGTACAACCGCTGAGTACATAGTTGAAACGAGGAACAGCTTCGATTACAACAGGAAGGTTGAAACCGGGAGCTATGATTCTGAGCGTAGCATTACCAATAGGTAAGTCGTCTGCATACAGACTGGTGTCCGTAACACGGAGCACCTTGACGTTATTGGTCTCAGGCAGCTCTAAACTTAACTGGTGTTTGCTAGCCATAGGGTATAAACTTTGTAGATTTACTGAGGAAAACTGTAGAGGTTCTCAATAATAATATACCGAATTTTTCGGAGTTCTCCAAAAACAAAAAGGGAGCGGACAGATGTCCAACTCCCTTCTATGATGAGTAGTCGTGTACTCTTGATTACAGGCTTTCCAGAGCGATATCGTTACCGGCTGCAGCAGCGCTAGATACGATAAAGCTGGTCAGAGCTGTAGTTGTTGTACCGGCAGGTACGTGTACCACCAACAGGTACTGATCGTTGTCGAAAGTGCTTGTTGGGTTGTACAGACGAGGCACGTTGTGAAGAATCATAACGCGATCGTACAGACCGTCGCGGTCTACGGTAGCCAAAGCTGGGTCAGCTTCGATTTCACGCTTACGCAGATCGTCAACACGGCTGCTGTCTGGGTAATGGTTCTGCAGGTAGCGACCATCCAGGATCAGTTCACGGAGAACAGTCTCACCAACACCGTTGGCTTGGATAGGAGCTTGAGCTTCGCTGATAGTGAAACAAGAAGCAGCAGCACAAGGATCACCAGACTCGTCAACTACAGAAGCGTAGATGAACAGAGGCTCCAGGTCATACTTGTCAGTTACTGTGAAAGTACAGTTACCGAACTTAGTATCCATGTAAGCAGCGATGATGTCCATATGGCTGTTTACGCTACCTAAGCTGGCTGTAGCAGCGCTATAAGTAGCTGAACTTACTACGTCGAAGATACCGGCGTTTACGTTTGCAGAAGCTGTAGCAGCTTTACTCAACACTACGTTGGCAAAACCAGTAGAAGCAGAGTCATCAGCACCTACGCTTACTACTACTGTGTTAGCTGGAATACCAGCAGCAACTACTTTGTCACCTGCAGTAAACTTGGTACGGTCAGCGTTTGCTACAACGATAGTAGCAGAACCTGAAGTTGGGTCGATAGCTACGCTAGCGTGAGCTTCTTTCCATACTTTAGCCTGTACGAAATCTTTCAACAGAGGAGCTTCGTTGATCTGATCAGCCCACTTCAACAGTACTACTGTATGATCTACAGCAGAGTTGCTAGCATCGCAGCAACCAGTGTAGGCATCCAGAGTCTTGTACAGCTGGTGGTTCAAGAAACGAAGGGCAGGAGAACCTTTAACGTCAAGACGCAGACGGATAGTTGTGTCACAGCTTACACCGGCACAAGCAGCACCCTGGATCGTAACGATCTGGTTCTGAGGAGTCTTAGCTGATACTTTGATCAGACGACTGATATACTTAGGGTTGATCACCTTTGACTTTACAGACTCTTTGTAACCACCGTGAACGGGGCCAATCTTGTCTGAAGCAAAGTAAGAACCCTGAGCCAGGATGAAAGGAGCAGCTTGAGCTGATACAGACTGGAAAGTCTTCGCATCGAAGAAACCAATCTCACCTGCTGTCAAGTCAGCCGTAGATCCTGAGCTAGCGAGTGCAACGGCACCACCGTCCACTACTGGAAGAAAGCTCTTCCTAAACGCATTGGGAAAATACATGGGGTTTTGGATTTGGGTTATAAAAAAAACAGTTAGCTTAAAAACATCAGTTTATACTTGGTTGACGCTATCAGACTCTTTACTTCATCTAGCTGATTGGTAACTTCTGAAAAAGGCATCAACTTCTGTAACTCAGTGGTTTTGTTGTACAAGTCTCTCATGTGAGCGAGAGCATCCTGTACAGTATCACACTTCATAGAGACACTGGGAAACTCTAGAAGTTTTTCTCTGGCTCCTTGGTACTGTTCTACTACCGCGTCAATAATATCTGGCATTCCACCGTAAAACTCGTTGAGCGCTTTGTGGGCAGCATAGCTACCGGCTCCGGTAATCTTTAAGTGAAGCTTGTGTACAGATGTACTCAGCTCCATAAGTTCCGCTGCCAGTTGAGCAGTTTCAGCACAAGGTCCCATCATTTGAGGTTGTGGTCTAGCTATTTTAGTCAAAGCCATGGTTAACTATTTTTCTGTACCTCTTGACTTTCTCTTTGGTACTGATTCATACTCTCGATGTCTCCGGCCAGAATAGCTGCAGCTTGATCTACAATGATCTCAGCCACATCGTCTTTGAACTCACATTCCTGGTTAACTTTAAAAGCTTGTCCATTGGCTGGGTTCACACAACCTTGAAACTGAATAGGCTTTGGTAGCCTGTAATAAGTCAAGATCATATCGGTGATCTTAAACTCACCGTTTGTATAGACCTTTAGTGTATCACCAGCCAACGTACTTAAGGTTTCAGCCCACTCGAAGCTGGGACCCTTGGTGTCAGATGTCAGTAAAACACCCATGTTGGCCTCTTCGGCCTGATACACAGTCATCTTACGTTTACCAGGACAACAATCGTTGGTAGCCATGGCGTCTACGCGTACATAGTACAAGTAGTCATCTGGCAGCTTACTATCAAAGAACAGTTTCTTATCTGCAGGTTTCAGTTCCTTAGAAACAATCAGTTTCTGAAGATCATCAACCAATCCGGTAGAAATTTCTGAACCTTCCCTCCTAGTGTTAAGTCCGTAGACTTGTCTACGTACCCACTCCAGCTGAGCTTTGTTTACCGCTTCCTGAATCATCCAACATTCGAGGTTATCGAAGTCAAACGAAGCCAGTTTGTTTAAACGCTGCTTGATTTTTATCTGTAAGAGGTTGTTGTTCATAGGTTATATAAGGTCCGTCCTGAGCGCCCTGGTCTACGGGAAGGGGGACGGACATGTTTTACACGTTCCAGTACTTTTCACACTTCTTTGTCAAGTCAATCAGTACCTCTTCATTCAATGGATTCTTCAGGTATTCAGCTACATCTGAAGGTGTTCTACCCATCATAGATCCGGTCTGCATGTGGTAAATGAAACCGTCAGCTTTGGTAGAGATAAACTTGTAAAACGTAGAGTCTTTTACCAGCGCTCTGATCTTCAAGGTTTCCATGTCGAGATTTGCAATCTCCATGAATCTTGTAGCGGTTTTACGCTTATCTTTTTCAATCAGTTCACCATCGATATACTTATCCATGTTGTCATAGATAATATCGTTCGGTGTACTTTTCTTGTACTGAGCAGAGTTAGGATCCAGTACTTTAGCCACATAGAACAACTTATTAGTGTTCTTGTCATACAGCTTCTGAAGTTCAGCAGCAGCCTTGTTACGCAGTTTTTTCACTTCTGTCTTGATAGACGCTGTTTCTTCCTGCTTATCTAAAAAGAACTTAGGCGGCACAGGTTGACGGCGAGCTTCTTCTAAGGACTTAGCCACAATTGAGAAACCACCGGCTTCAATCGCGTACAGTCTGATCAGATCGTATGGGTCCTTGTCAGGCTCCAGGTAAACGGCTTCGTTACCGCATCTGATCTTGATCTTATCCCAAAACTCTCCGTTATCAGGACGCAACAGTTTTACTTTGTTCCAGAAGTCAGAGTCATTCGGATTGATCACGTTAGCAGCCAACTCGCTTTCAAGTTGAGCTACAAGGTGGCGAATCTGCTTGATCTTAGCTTCTTGCTCTTCAGCCGGTAACGTTTTTACTTCAGGAGCAAACTCGTTAAGACCTGTTACGTATCTTTTGATACCGTTGATCTCTAAGCAAGCAATCGATTCTTCATGGAACGCTCCGTCAAAAAGACTTAAGCCATACTTCTGTAATCCCATGTTATCCACCATCGGATCAAAGAACGGTCTAATTGCTACAGTACTGCGCTTGTTTTGCGGGTACTTTTCTACGATTGTTACACTACTCATTGTTTGGTTTTTTGGTTTTTAACTTATCCGGTATTTCCGGATAACTGACCTGGTGAAGAGTTACGAACTCTTTTCGACGCATCCACCAGGTTGATGCTACCAGCGGTAGCAAGCTCCTTTCCGGGTCATGACTCCCATACTCATCTGGTCGGTTCCAGACCGGTTACTAACCGGGAGGGGGAAGAGTATAAAGACCCGGGCGCTGTTCTGATGGGAAGCAACCCGGGTACAGTTACAACTTAGAATGATCCACCAGTTACAGGGTTTCTCATCACGATCTTCAACACCTTAGTTGGGTCTTTAACCCAGATAGCAGGCATTGTCTGGCTCATGAACACACGGTAACCGTTGAAGTTTCCAGAAGACTGGAAGCCTTGTGTACGACCCATGTAGTCCATTGTACCGTTCTGATAGAACCACTTCAATTGGTTATCCCAACTTAACTTCAACAAGAAGATGTTGTCGTTAGTGTTATCAGTGATATCGAAGATGATGAAGTTGTAGCTAGACAGAGGGAAACCGTCGATGATTGGGTTCTCAATGTCGTTAGTGTGGATGTTGTCGAACGCTGGGTTCAGAACGAACTTCACGTTAGCCAAGAACGGAATTACATACTGAGTGTATGCGAAACCGAAGTTCAGATCCATTCCTTTACCAGTGATCGCACCAACTTCAGAAGCGTTGATCACCATACCGCTATTGATAGCTTCACGCTTAATAGCTTCGTTAACCAGCTTCATACCACCGAGACCGGTTTGTACAATCAGCTGACGCTTAGGATCTGGACCCTGGAACTCAACCTTACCGTTGAAGAAGTTGAAGATTTCACTCTTGAACAGATCCAGGTTGAAAGAACCTTTGTTGTAGATACGCTTGAAAGAGTTGTCAAGCTGCTTCCACAAACCTACAGACAGACGGATATCATCCGGACCATCTTGCTTCACGCGACCACCCTGACCCCACATCAAGTAGGTTTCAATGTCGTTCGCGATCTTAGTTAAGTGAGCAGCTTCCAGGGTAGTCAAGAACGTACGAGTCAGCTGACCAGACTGGTAAGCCTTCTTCACGTAGTCTGCACCCATCTTGGCAGCCATTGTCTCCAGGTTAGTGATAGAAGGATCTTTCAGAGCCTCGCTATCGAAGTTTCTCCAGAGTTCAATTACCGGTACAGTACCGTCAGCTTTCATACCACCCTTCATCATCAAGTCAGCGCGAGATGAGATTGAGTAGTGTACGTGAGCTTCAGCACCACCTACGTAGTTGTAGAACTCACGGAAACCAGCAGATACCTGACCGATATCAGAGAAACGCTCACCGTATTCACCACGGGCAGAACCCTTACGGAATACTTTGGTACCGATCTTCAGATACTTGTTGTCCAGGAATTTGGTGCTGTCGTTGTTCACCAGTTGCACAGTGTAGATGAAACCGTCACCAGCAGGGATGATATCATCCTGTGTGATGTACATTTCCACACCGTTGTACTTGTCGTAGGTGATGATATCACCGTTACCGAAAGTACGTTTGTTAAGTTTGATCTTGAAGGTCTGACCATCAATACCTTTAGCGGTATTAGCTGGTTCGATGTCTTCAACGATGTATGGAAGATCCTGCGCTACAGGGATCTGCCACTTGTACTCTCCACGAGCGTTATCTACATTGATAACATTCTTACCTCCGAAGCTGGACATCTGGTACAAAGGCATCTCTACCTTTTGCGCCATAGCCCACAAGTCTACTGGACCGAGGTCAGTAGGCTCTGCGCTCTTCAGAAGGTTTGACAGGTGGTACGAGTCTACGTGTGAGCTAGTTGTGTAGCTGTTGTCACGCAGGAATATACCATTGTTCAAAACAGGGGTTGGCATAGGGCTTTTGGATTAGGGGTTAAAAAAGAATATTGGACTATCGTCTAAATATGTTTTGAGGTCTAGTGATCTTACGAGGTTTTGCGTCCTCATCGTCCTGGTAGCTAGAACCACTCTTACGAGCCTGTTCTGTCTTCAGAAGTCTTACTGTTTGCTCGACTTTCTGGTTGCCACCTTGTTTCTTGAGTTCCGAACGGTAACCGTCGGGATCAGAAAGTAACCAAAGTGCTTCCGCGATCAGAGGATAGTTAGGGTCTACGAACTGATACTTTTCAAGGAGGTGTCCCAGAAGGTTGGTTGGACGACCACTGATTGATGGATACTGAGGTTGTGTGAGTCCTGTATAGAGCTGAGCCTGTACTCGTTTGTCCAACTTAATACCGTTGATCTCGGCCGGACGAAGCGCTTCAAACACATTTTGCATGTACGCTTGAGCAGCTTGTTCCTGTTGTTCTCTACGAGCTTCCTGTTCAGCCAGCTGAGACTGTACAATCTCTTCTTGCATCTGGTCCAGCTTTGGCTTAAACTGTTTGGCTTTCTTTTCCAGTACACCAAGGTCTTTCCAGGTTGTCAGTTCTTCTTCGATCTCTTCTTCTGTACCAAAGTTGGTAGCTTGTAAGTAAGATCTTACGATACCTTCCTGGTCACCTTCATTAGCCGGATCCAGAGAACGAACTTGTTCTACTTGAGCCAGCGCTTGAAACAGACCTTTCAGATCCTGACCACCGTCCATTACATACTTGGCGGCGTACTGTAACTCTTCAGGCAGACTTTCAAAAAACTCTTTCGGAGTCTTGGAAGCGACTTCTTGTTTGATGTTATCAATGTTCGCTTGCCACAGATCTTCGATATCTTTCTCTCCGAGACCACCGAGGTACTCATCGAGGGTTTGTTTTTCTTCATCGTAATCGTCAAAAGCAAACATCTCTTTTGACTCAATACGTTTTTTCAAGAACTCTACAAGACCAGACTTATCTGTCTTAGGACGACCGCCTTTCTTTTTAGAAGGATCTTCTAACTCCTCTTCTTCGTTTTCATTGGCCGGTTTCAAATCCTCGTCTAAACTTTTCAGGGTATCTTTCACCGTTTCACGGGAAACCTGACCTTCCTTGTCTTTGTTTGCGTCAGGGTTTTCTGGATCCTCGGTGTTCTCTTCATCTAAGAAACTAACATCCACAGGCTTAGCAGAAAAAATACTAGGTTTAGCCGGTTGTTCTTTTTTGTCATCAGCGGTCGGGGTAACGATGCTTTCGGCTCCGGGTGCTCCGGCAAAAAGTGTGTCGATATCCACGTCCACTGTCTGTACAGTAGTTTGGTTTTCCATAGGTTAGATTGGTTTTTGGTGTAGGAACCTCTACACTTATAATATACAACTTTAAACCAGAAAGATTTAGAGTTCTACAACATGAGCCACCTGAAGTATGGATAATAGAGCTATAACCAGAAAAAATTATTTCTTACGAGAGATCTTTTCACCCGGTACAGGGTTTTTAAGCTTCATCTCTTCAATTTCTTTCATGGTCTGAAGCTTTTTTTCTTCTAACTGGAGCTTTCTATTACCCTGGTCGCGTCTGGTAAGTTCGGTTTCGCGCTGCAGGTTCATCTGGTCCTGGTAACGTTGTTCGTTACGAATACCTTCCAATACGTCTTGGAAGTCAGACTGCTTGTTCTGGTTGATATCTTCCATAGATCCGTAACCGGCAGCTCTGATCTCGGCAACAGTGATGTCCTTCTGGATCATCTTATCGTCACGTTCAGCCTGAGCTTGGATATCCATCTGCTTCTGACGTTCCTGAGCAGCCAGCATCTCTTCTTGCATTTGACGCTGTTGATCCAGTTCAGCCTGGCGCTGAGCATTGGTCTTCTCTTCAGCTTGCTTCAGTACACCAGTCAGTTCAGCGATAGACTCTGACTTGATAATGTTACCCAGGTCATAAATGGACGCACCGGCCGTGTTGTTTGTAAGAGCCAGTTGTTTTAACTGCTCCATAACGGCTCTGGTATTGGTCTTGGTTGTACAGAAGATATTGAGGTCTCTGAGCAACAGATCCGTACCGTTCATCTGGAAGTTGACCTTCTCGTCGTTTCCGGTAATGTACTGTAAACGAATAGACGGCTTCTTAGAGTGATAATACTGAGCCAGGTCAGTACGCATTTCGTGTACACGCGGCATCAGGTTATCAGAGTGCTGAATGAAGTATTGTTCCGTCTGAGCGTAAGAAGCAGCCTGAGCTACTTCAATCTTCTTTGCACTGTCCTCTACAGACAGCTGCTGACCCATACGTTGTGGGTTCAGACCAATTACCTCAAACGCCTGGTTCTTGAAATACGTAGCCAGCTGAATACGAGAAAGCAGACGATTGGTCTGTTCCAAGTTAAGCACCTGGTAGTGTTGGAAGTTCAGTGCGTTTTCTGTGTTGGTAATGGTTGTATCCAGAGGTAACATCTGGAAGTTCTTCATGGCCACGTAGGCTTTAGCCAGATTATTTTTACCCCAGTCTTCTCCCAAGGAGTGACGTGGCAAAGAGTTCTGGTCTAAAAGAATAACCGTACCGAGTTCATCCACTAAGATGTCGGCAATCTGGTTGTTCACAATGTTATAACCTACCTGGAATGGCTTCATCAGGTCTACCAGTGAAATACTGCGGGTGTTACGATCACCAAATACAGCACCTTCCACTGGAAGCTTGCAGCCATAAAGAGTACTATCTCCTTTAAACTGGAAAGGAATACGTCCGGGTTTACCGCCGTTAAGACCGAGATAGATAGGATTAAGACCACCTGGGTTATTCATACCCCAGAAAGCCGGACGATTTGGTCCGATCTTAATACCACCCCATACCTCGTTGATCCAGATCCAGTCAATATGTTCGCCAAAGATTAAGTTGTCTTTGGTCTTTTGTTTGTAAACAGTTGTGTTGTACAGAGGCTTGTCTGTAATACGGTAGTTTTCATCCACGATATCCTGGATAATCTCACCTTCTCTACCGATCTTGGTTAAGTGACCTACCTTACGCTGGCTCTTCCAGTATACTGTTGTTACACGCAGCATGTGGGTCTTACCAAAGTCAATGGTATCTTCTGAATCAGACAGGATCCATTCTACAATGTCACCGGTACCAAACTTAGCGTCGTACACAGAAGTAAACTGTCTGTACGCTAAAGATGGCATCTGGGTATTCCACTCGTGTGATCTTGTAGGATCATAGTAGCTACCGTCGTTCTGATAACCCTGAAGCGCGTAACCGGCAGAACGTACCGGGAAAATAGCTTCCAACGCTTCCAGCTGCTCTTGAGTCATCATCCATCCAAACTTGTCGATGATGTCAGAAACAGTCATAAGGTCAATCTTACCAACCCAGTTACCCTGGGAAATGTATCTTGTGTCGGGGGATTTGTGATAGAAAGTAAGCAGCGGGTTCCAGAGTTCCAGTTCGTAGTCGTCTTCCATCATACGGAAGTGCCAGAACTCACGGTCAGTAATCAACATGTCGCGGAATGCACGCTCTTCCAGCTCTTGCATTTTAAAGCGCTCATCGTCCACACTCATCTGGTGGGTAGCCCACTCTTCGATCATAGAACGGTAGTCTTTCCTGAAAAACTCCTCAATCTGAGGTAGCTTTTGAAGATTCTCCGGAGCCATGGCTTGTTGAGCTTCTTCACTATCCAGCTCAATACCCATGTTCAACATCTCTACAATCTGTTTTTGGCGAGCGTCCTGTAACAGGACCTGCTCGATCATAGAGCGTTTTTCTTCAAGCATTTCGTTGTAAGACATGTCGTCGACAGCCTTGAACATGATACGAGATGAGCGCTTGGCAAACTCGTTACATAACACATTAACAACGTTAGGAATGATCGGATAAAACTTGAGTTCCAACGCTGATTGATCTTCTTTGGTAAGAACATCTATCAGATCCGCCATCTCGTTGTTTTCTTCTACGATATAGTCAGACTTATCAATAATACCTTTGGCCAGCTTATAGTTTTTCATCAACCTGCGCGCATTACGACGCAGTTGCTTCATACCTTGAAACTCTAACCAATCCAGGTTCCACGCTCTCCACTCCTCATCCTTCTCCTTTTCAGGAAGGAACTGGATAGGCTGGACAAGCGTACCCATCTTATTATAGTCGGCTTTCTTACCGGCTTTTAAGTCCAGAGCGTTATAAATCTGCATTGATAATCAGTTAGTTAGTAGTAAGTAAAGTAGTGTTAGCAGAACCACCAGTAATCTGAAAAGTACCTCCACCGACGTTAGGTGTTGCGTACCAATAAGGATTATTCCAGGGTTGTGTAGGATACGATGGAAAAGGTTCTACAACAATGTTTTCTTCAGGAGTTTCGTCCTTTAAAAGCAGTAGCGCTTCGTCTAAAGAAATCTGATCAGCTTTGATCAAACGAGATAGGATCTCGATCTTACGAGCGTGAAGGGGTTTATTTTCCATAGGTTAGCGAATGTTTTTAAAAGGACTCTTGGAGATCTTCATACCGGAAAACCCGGAACCGGAGCTTCCAAGATGTCTAAAGGGGCTCACTATCAATTTACTAAATTTTTTGGAGTTATCCAAGTTTTCCTGGCTAACCTCTACACGTTTAACGTAACCACGGTTAGACTCTTGGATCTTGGCAAACGCGATCAGCGCGCAAAACGCAACCAGTCTATCGACGTTGACACCGTCCCGGTAAGCAGCCATCTCCTTTAGAAGCATGGGATCCGGTATACGCACAACTCCGTAGATGGTGTTGAGGATCGTACCGTCTTCCTTGGTCTCAACATCTAACTCTTCTTTGATGAACTCTACACCGTACGATAAGAGGTTACCCTTAAAGATGGTACCGACGTTCTTCCACCCGTATTCTTGGAATACGTTACGGTTGGCCCCAAGGTCTTTTAGGAACTGGATCATGTCTTTTGGTACCAGGTATTTCTGTTTCTTCCGGGAAATCATGTACTGGATAAACAGCGCCACGTTGTTTTCGACAATCGTCCACGCGTTGTACCATTCGATCAGTAACTCCAGACGCTCGTGGGTCTTGTTGATGTCATCAAAACGACCACACCAGCTGGCTACGATTTTACCTTGTTCGATGTTGTTGGATACTTTACCGTCACCACCGTCCTTAATGACTTCTACAGGGTTCTTATAGATGTATATGGCACAAAGTGAATCTGAGGTTGTTGTCTTACCCTCTCCCACCGGATCGACGGATCCGTAGTACATACCGAAAGTTGGGTTAGCTACCGGCCGTTCGTAGATACAGATCACACCTTCTTTATCCTGGAGCTTCTTGGATACAGGAAACTCCATGATCGGAGTCTTTCTGGATGGCTTATCCTTGATCTTACCGTCAGCATCCCTGTACAAATCAAGGTATTCTACAGGGTATTGTTTATCCTGGATACGCTGCATCTGCTTAGCAACCAGGTGTGGCGGGAAGACAGATTCTTTTCTGGTCGCGAACGCCTCTTCGATGTTTGTAGGTTTCTGAGAAATACGAAGCTGGTACTGTTCCGGAGACAAGTCTTTCTCCCACTGCAGACGTTCTTTCTTAATGGCTTCTAAAGCTTCTTTTACCAGAGAGTTACCATGCTCGTCTATGTACGGAGGCATGGACCATTGTTCCGGGATAAAGAGACCGGTCATACCGATCGTACCCTCTTTGTCGATCAAACAACTGGCTACCGGATAGATATCGTTGGCTTCCGGTCTAAGGATCATTTCTTTCAACGGCTCACACTGATCCAGGTCACCCACAGATCCGGCCGCGATGAACATACCTGTTGTCACCATACCAGACTGCATCGCAGGACGCATGTACTCGTAGGTCATATCCATCTTGGGAGCAATACCTGCTTCCTCGTGGAAGAAGTAAGTACAGGGACCACCGACACCATTGGTAGGGTCTTTCTCAAAAGACGTACCGGTGATGATCGATTTGTTACCCTTGTAGGTATCACGGCCGCTTATACGGACCTTAATACGCTGCTGCCAAGAGAATACCTTATCCGGATCAGACGGTCTGTACCAGGCTGTATGTTCGTTCAGGAACGTACGGTACTCGGTCAACATACGCCAGGTACCCTTTTCAGAAATGTAGTCTTTCAGTGACGCACCCATCTTGAGTACAGCACCATCTTCGAAGACCCACATGTTGATCAGCTTGGCTGCGTGGAAATAAGATGACGCGATCTGACGTTTCTTAAGAATAGCAGAGTGTTTGTAGTGGAGTTCTGCTAACAGTTCATATAGAGCCATGTGGTACTGAGCGTCACGGACTTTCGCAAAGTCAAAACGCTTTTCTTCCTTGTCGTAGATCGGCAAGAAGTTAAGCCACATGTAATAATCTCGGGTGAGATACCAGGTACCGGTGTCGTCTTTGTAGATTACACCTCTTCGACACTTAGCTTTCTGATCATCCCAGTAATGGATGAAGTCTTTGGTCTTTACGGGTGCAGCACAGTAAAAACCCTGCTTCTGGAACTTACGTCCTTCAGCGTTAAAAAGCTTGGCAGTTTCGTTAAAGTCGTACAGACCTGGTTCTTTGAAACAGGAAAGCACAAAATCCCGGTATTCTTCCCGGGAATAAAAAGTGGTTACGGTCCATTGACCGTTATCATAGGTAGGGACTTCGATGTACATGTTACTGGATTTTCTCCAGGAACTTCGGGTCGCCAGCAACTTTCTTTACCAGTTCAACCAGTGTTTCCATACTAGAAGAACGAATGATATCTGGATGAGTCATGTCATTCCAGTATTCTTTATAACACTCACGGGGTATAGCAGCCCATGTACTTGTAAAGATGTTGTAGTGGAATACCCAGTCATGTAGACTAGCATTGTTGTAATCAGGTTCCTGGTGTTTTTCTTTCGTATTCATAGGTTATTATTGATCGTAAGCAAGATTCTGTCCACCGCGCACCTGGCTAGCTTGTTCTTCTTCCAGGTCTCTCAGTGTTCCTTTAAATGATTGTCTGATCTGTTCGAACTTAGCTGCAGCGTTCACAAGCGCTGTGATGTTACCATCTCTACCATGTTCGATGTCGGTAGTTTCCATGTACTTAGCCAGACGGTCAAGCATGCTCTTCATACCGATATACGCCCGGTACGTTGGTGTCTCGTACATCTTCTTACACATCTTTATTGCTCGATCGATCACGTCATCGTCCAACGAAAAGTCACCACCGATCTGTTGAATAATCAGTTCCTGCTTTTCATCTTCTGGTACATCGAAAAAAGGGTTAAGGTCCGGGTTTGGACAGGTCATGTAAAACAGGTACTTGTATATCTCCAGATAATCTTCCGGATAAGTATCCATCACATCCTTTAAAAACTTCAGAGCGTAACAATGTTCTGAAGGAACAACCTGTCCGTTCTGTATATCAAATAGTCTTACCATGTTTCTTCATTTTACGTCTGTTGCGTTTAGGTTTCTTCTTGTTAAAGAAAGAACCTACTGCTTTTTGTATCTCGTCTATTGTAAGTGCTTTGTAACTAACCTTAGTACCACCAACATGCTTTAATTGTTGCCACAAACCTTGACCCATGTGTTTCTTAGCTTCTTCTTCAAGAACTTTTTGAAACATCAGCATGCCTGTTTTATTGGTTACAATACTTACACTCCTTTCTGTACTCATGACTTAGGCTTTAACTTGTGACGGTTGTCTTCTAACCAGTGCAGTAAGCTGATTACTTCAGCTTTCAAATAAGGTAAGTCATACTGCACTACATCCTTTACGATAGGATCACCGTTGCTGTCCAACGCGGTTATCGGATTACCATACTTATCCTTATCAACCTCTTCAAACATAATATGATGAATAGTCAACGTACCAGGTTTCAAACGAGGGTTGTGTTTGAGGATCATAAACATGTAAAGACTAAGCTGTAAAGCATAGTGCATCAGGTGACAGTCATCCAAATGACTTACCGGTGCCAGCATCTTCTGTTTAACACCGTCCCAACTAGTATATCCTTCAGTCTTGATCTCTTTGTTGGTCTTGTAGTCGGTAATGTGCACTACACCGTCAACTACTTCTACCAAATCAGACTGACCACAAAGACCGGCAGACTTCAGATATACCATGTGTTCAGGGTAGACACCTTCATGGAGTTTCTGCTCCGGAGAATACTTGATACCTTCAATTTCTACAGGTCTCATTACCGGTACAGTTTTACCATGTCTTTCCATATGCTCAAAAGAGCAGATATCAGACTCTCTGCAGTTGTGGTACCAGGTACCAAGCGTGGTAGCGCGGTTAGCTTCTGCTTTCCAGGCTTCTTTGATAGCATCTGGTGTCATTCCGTACCACTTAGACTTCTTGTTTTTAGAAGACTTCTGTGCTATCTTATCGGCATCAAAAGGTTGTTTAAAGTTGGAGATGAAACTCGTAACTGATAACCACTCCTTAGCGTCTTCTGCTTTGAGACTGGTGTACTTGTGGTCGTGTGGTGTGAATCTTAGAATCATAGGTGTTATATCCAATAGGGTTAGCGGATCGAGAATTAATTTGTTCCAGTATCTCACGAGGACTATGAAAGGTTTCATAGAACCGGCCGGAGTATTTGTCGAATATGATTGAGCGCTTCTTAGCGAGGGTGTTCTTTGATGTTACCACTTCTTCTACAGAAGTAATAGCGTCTTTTCTAAACCACTTGGTTACTTTGATCTGTTTAACCAGTACGCTCTTTTTTTCAGGATAAACCTCACCACCTTCGAGTGTGGACATTACAAGTTTATCCTTGTAGACTGAATGAACCACTTTTATTTCTACAGTTTCAGATGGTGTCATAATCCAAGCTTCTCGTTCAATTTGTCTTCTTCTTCTTGACTTAGTTCTGCGTGCCAATGTCCAGCCTCACAAGCAGCTGATAAAGACCTGGTTTTGAAGTTGAGTGAACAACCACAGCCACCTTTTTCTAGGTTGCAACAGGGAGCAGTTCCAGGAACCATACAACCGGTACCGGTAGTATCGTACAAACCAGATGGACAGTTCTGACAGATACGCATCCTTTCTTGTGCGATCTGCTCAACATCTTCACGTTGGAAAATGCTGTTAGTGATACCTTCAAGTATCTGTCCCTTGTT